CAACGAATATTTATTGCCGCGGTTCCGCGAAACATCCGGTTTCACGTTCGAGTTCCGCGACCCAGTCGAAGAGGATGCCGACGTCCGCTTCAAGAAGTACTCGACCGGTTTGCGTGGCGGCGCGCTGCTCGTAGATGAGTATCGCCAGTACGTTGGCCTCGATCCGCTTCCAGATGGCAAGGGGCAAGTGGTCATGATCCCGGCTGGCTTCATTCCGTCTGCCGACCTTGATGGTATCAGCTACGGGAACCAGCCTGTCGTGAGCATGGATGGCGACACGAAGGCTGCTAAGCGTGCGCTCGACGACGATCGCCTCGAGCTTGCCGCCCTGCGCTGGTTGCGCGTGCAAGAACCGCTCGAACGCAAGTTAAAAAGCCAGTTGCGCTCTCTCTTCTCGCGTGAGCAGCGGGCTGTGGTCGCCAAAATCAAGGCTGGTGACGTGCTCCCGAAGACCCGCGACTGGTACGACGACGCCACGTCCGACCTTGAGGAGGAGTGGCTGGCCGTCTTCATCGCGATCATCATCGCCGCCGTCGCCGACGGTTGGGAGCTTGCGGCCGCAAGCATGGCAGGTTACGCCATCGAGTACGATGCCTACATTGAGGCTGCAGCAAGTTACGCGAGCCAGTATGCTGGCGAGCTCGTAAACGGTATCAGCTCGACCACACGCAAGAAGCTGGCTGCATTGATTGAGCAGGCCATTCAGAACGGATGGTCGGAAGATGAGACTGCGCGGCGTGTTGCAGAGCTTTACGATGAGTTCAAGGGAAGCCGGGCTGCCAGCATTGCCCGCACTGAAACCGCCCGAGCGCTCAACTATGGCGCCCACTGGCACGCCATCGAAATCGCCAAAAAGTACGGCGTGCGCGTGCGCAAGCGCTGGTCTGCAATCAACGACCAGCGCACGCGGCCGACCCATGCTGCTGCGCATGGCCAGGTTAAGGATGTTGAAGAACCGTTTGAGGTTGGCGGTGCGCTGCTTATGTATCCTGGCGATCCTACAGGCCCGGCGCAGGAAACCGTCAACTGCAGGTGCGTTGAGGTAATGGAGGTTGTGGAGGAGTGAAGTGGAGAACCAGCTGAAGCATTGGTCAAACGCCACTGAGGTGCGCAGTGTCGGTGATGATCGCCGCGTGGTGTTTCGGGCGAGTACGCCAGCGGTAGACCGCCACGGCACCATCGTCCGCCCGGAGGGCATCAACACCGAGAAGTTCGCTAAGAACCCCATCTTCGCCTGGGCTCACGACGCCTATGGCGGCTGGACGACCCCGGACCCGGAGTCCATCATCGGTAAGGTCGTTTCCTGGCAGAAGTCGCCCGAGGCGTTCGACATCGAAGTTGAGTTCGTTCCTGAGGAAGTGAACCCGCGTGCGGAGCAGGCGCTGAAGCTGGTGCGCTCTGGCTTCCTCAATGCGGTAAGCATTGGCTTCATTCCTGTGCGTTGGCACGAGGAGACCTACGTCGACGAGAACGGGCTCGAGCAGAACCGAACCGTCTATGATGAGGTCGAGCTCCTTGAGGTTAGCCTTGTGCCCATCCCGAGCAACCCGGAGGCCATTGCGCTTGCTCGGGACATCGTGCGCGCCTCCGTGGCGGAGGAGGAGCGCAGCGATGAGTCCGGTGAGGAATCGCGCGAATTTAAGTCTGTGTACAATGAGGATGAAGGCGGCCCTCCCCAGGAACGGGCAGACGACNNNCTTGAAGCGCGAGATGCTCTTGTACCGTGCGCGAGTGCGCGCGGCCATAGAGCGCAGCCGCATTAAGCGAAAGTTGAGGAGCTAAACATGGATGAGAAAGAACTGAAGAAGCTGACCGAGGAGTTCCGCGGCGTCGTCGATCCCCTGGTCGAAGAGATGAAGAGCGTTGAGGCGCGCCTTGATGCGCTCGAGCAGTCTGGCGCCAATCCCGCCTCTGATGAGGTGCTGAGGCTCACCGAGAAGCTCACTTCCATCGAAGAGGAGATCCGCCTGCTGCAGACCTCCTTCGCCCCCCAGAAGAAGGAAAGCGACAATGTGGACCTCGACACCGTGCTGCTCGGCGTTGCCGCCAAGGCGCACGACGGCTTCGCGCGTCGCCTCAACGAAGCCCGCGCCATCGACAGCGGAGCCATCGCCAGCGCTGGTCGCCTCAACCCTGAGCAGGCCGACGCCTTCATCGACCTCTTGGTCGATCAGTCGCAGATTTTCCAGCGGGTGCGCGTCCGGCGCATGAACTCTCCCGAGGCCTTGCTCGAGCAGATTCTCGTGGCGAACCGCAAGCTGCGGAAGGCCACTGAAAACACAAACCCAGCCCTCGCCGACAGCGTCAGCTTCGCCAAGCGCAGCCTGAGCACCGTCGAAACCGTCTGGGCGGAAGACTTGACGCTCACCCTGCTTGAGGACAACATCGAGCGGCGCGGCCTCTACAACCACATCGTGCGCGACATTGCCCGCGCCTTCAGCAATGACCTCGCTGACCTGGCTTGGCGCGGTGACGAGTCCCTGGCAGCCACAATCACCGATGCCGATTCCGACGGGCTTGACGACACCACCGGACTCACCCAGGCCGACCACGACTTCCTGCGCATCAACAACGGCTGGCTCGCCATCTCTGCCGCAGCCACCACGCCGGTGGACGTGTCCAGCGCAACCAAGCCGAGCGAGGTTCTCAAGGCCCTCCGCAATGCCTACCCCAACAAGTTCAAGAGCCTCCGCCCTGTCTTCTTCGTCAGCCCGGCCTTCGCCGAGGCGTGGGGCGAAGAGCTGGCGACCCGCAACACCGCCTTGGGGGACCGTGTGATCGAGAACGGTGGGGTGCTGCCCTACTTCGGTTATCGCCTTTACGTCGACCCCTACCTTGAGAAGGATGGCAACATCAGCGAGAAGGCGCTCTTCACCTTGCCCGACAACCTGGTGTTCGGCATTCAGCGCGCCATCAGCTTCGATGCCGAGTGGGTGCCGCGGCGCCGCGCATTCGAGATCACCATTACCGCGCGGAACGACTTTGAGATCGTCACTCCCGAGCCCGTCGCCCTCGGCACCGGCGTCCCGCAGTTCTAGGCTTAGTGGCCTAGGAAAGGAGGGCATGTGAGGGTAAAGGCAAAACGAACGCTGCGCTATCTGGTGGGGGGTGTCCTCCACCAGATAGCAAAAGATGAGGAGGGCGACGTGCCCGACAACGTCGTCGCCAACAATCCAGGCTTTTTCGATGTCGTCGATGTCGTTACTACCCAGCCGAAGCAGGTGCGCACCACTGAGGGTGCCGAGACCACAAAAACGCGCGCTGCCAGGGGCGGCCGCCGGAAGAAGGGTAGCAAGTAATGGCGCTGGTGACCGCAGCAGACCTCAAGGAGTACCTGAAGGAAGAGGTTCCGACCAGTAATGGCGACTCGGCCATTGCCGTCGCTGAGGCTGCGGTCGCTGCCTACTTGGACACCCCATCGCTTGAGGAGGCGACCGTTATCGACGTCGTTTACACCGCGCGTGAAACAAGCCTGATCGAGCTGACCAAGGGCCCGATGACGGAGCTCCTTTCCGTCGCGATCGACGGCGAAGCCTCGCCTGTGTCCGACTGGGAAACGCACTTCTGGGCTATTCAGCGTCCGCTCGAGCCAGTCGTTGCCGGGGCGCGCGTTGCGGTTGAGCTCAAGCGCGGGTGGACGATTACGAACGTACCGGAGCAAATCAGGGCCGCCGTCTTAGCCGTTGCCGCTGAGGTGTGGGCCCGCCCGGATGCGTCCGTCGTCCGCATCGGAACTGAGGGCCTTCTGACGGCCTACAACCGCACGTTCATCACCCCGTCCGTCGAGGTGCTTCTGCGCCGCTTCCGGAGGCCGCGATGAGCCAGTGGTCCCTTAGCGTCCACTCCAACGTCCTGACGTTTGCAGCGCGGTTAGAGGACGCCGGGTCGGCCAGACGCATCCGTGCTGCGCTGATCGCAATCGGCGAGATGATGCAGCGGCGCACGCAGAGCCTGCATCGCGAACAGCGCTCGCCGTGGGGTGAGGCGTGGGCGCCGCTGTCGCCACGCACGATCGCCGCCAAGGGGCACTCCGTTATCCTGTTGCACACTGGCAAGCTGCGCTCGAGCGGACGACGAGACCTGGCATCTCGTCAAGGACGTGCCGCGCGTGATGGGCTTCATCGGCGGCTCCAGCGACCGCCCCCCGCCGCATTCCGCGGCGCCCGTTCCTTCCGCTCGATCCAGTCGGTAACGTGCGCCTCCCGGCCAGCTACCGCGCTGACCTCGAGGCCATCATCGAGCGCCTGCTGATTAAGCCAGCGCAGGGAGGCTGACGTGAAGATTCACCCCCAGGACGTCGCGAAGAAGCTGCTTGAGGTTGCGCTCGGCGTTAGCGTTACCACCGCAGATGGGCGAACCATTACACCTCTGGGTGGGCGCACGGGCGAGGGCGGCGAGATCAAGATGAGCCCATACGTCGAAATCGCCGACTCCTCGTGGCGTATTGAGGGCATTGCGGCCGGCTACGGCAGCGACCGCGTCACTGCCCGCTTCGGCGTCATCTACTGGGTCAAGTACTCCCAGAACGTTGACGCCGACAAGGAGGTGCTGCGGCTTCTGTTTGAGGCGCTTTACGACGCGGTCAAGGCCAAGCCGACACTCGACGGCTTAGTCGATCATGCCTTCGTTGCTGAGGCCGACAATGGCCTCAACACCGCGACGGACTACTGGTTCTGGGTGACGATCGTGGAGGTTGAGTTTGAAACTTAAGTACGTTCCGACCGATGATTGCAAGGCTCATTTTCCAACCTTGACTCCCGGCCAAGTGTTCGAGCCACAGGGCGACGCGAAGTGGTTTCTGGACTTCGGGTGCTTCGAGGTGGTTGAGGATGACAAGAAGCTCAAGAGCAAGCCCAAGAAGAAGGAGGGGGATGAATAATGGATCAGGGACGTTACGGGCACATCGGATTCGGTAAGGAGAGCTCCTGGGGTGCTGGGGTCGCTCCGACCGTCTTCCTGCCCGGAACTGAAGACCTTTCGCCGGACCGCGATCGGTTGGTGATCGAGGACCCGCACGCCTCGCGCTTCGACCTGCCCAGCAAGGCTGGTCGCATGCGCATCCAGGGCAAGAATACCAGCGGTCATCCACTCTACACCGACTCGATCGGGCTCATCTTGCTGGGGCTATTCGGCCAGGTGGCCACCTCCGGCACTGCGGCTCCGTACACCCACACCTTCTCGCCGCTCAACGCCCCGCTGACGGCGCTCAACGCGCTCCCGCCAATCAGCGTCCAGGTTACTGCCGGAAGCCGCACTAAGCGCTTCGTGGGCGGCCAGATCGCGAGCTTTAGCCTCAACCAGCCCAAGGACGACTTCGCGAAGTTCGACCTCGGCTGGCACTTCAAGGACGTTGACACCAGCCAGTCTGCTGCCACTCCGGCGATCCCGAACGAGGACATCTACGCCTTCCGCCACCTCGCAATCACCCGCGACGGCAACCCTGTGACCACCGTTGAGAGCCTGACGCTCAACATCGACAACCAGCTCGAGGGCGAGGAACTGTTGGACGGCAGCGACCGCGTAAGCGCCATCGGCTTTGGTGGCCTCGCCATCACCGTCGACCTCACGCTCGCGTTCCGCGACACCAACGCCTACGACCAGTTCTACAACGACCTGGCGTCTGCATGGGCGTTCAAGTGGACTCTCGGTGCAAACTCGCTCGAGTTCCTGCTGCCTAAGGCGGTCGTTGCCTCGTTCTCCGACCCGCTGAGCGGACCTGGCCGCCTTACCGCCACAGCGCAGCTGAAGGGCGAGTACGACTCCGCTTCCGGTTACGCGCTGCAGGCCACCCTGGTCAACAGCACCGCCTCGTACTAAGGCGGCGCAGGAAAGGAGGAGCCATGAGCTTTCTGGAGAAGCTGAGAGAGTACAAGGAGAAGAACCTGGTCTTCAAGCTGCCCGACGGTTCGGAGGTACGTCTTCGGCCCGTTGTGGCGGCTCAGATCATCCCTCGCCTCGGCCTTCCGCCTGAGGTGTTGGCCGACTTCTTCACTTCGCTGAGCGCCCAGAACTAGTGGAAGCTGGCCTGCGCTGGATGGAGGCATACTGGGTGCTCGGCATCGAAGCCGTGGACGGCCATCCGTTGCGGCTATGCTTCTCGCACGAGCAGTGCCCCGACGGCACGCCGGTATCCGTCTTCCAGGCCGCCCTGGCTGAAACCTACGGCCAGGATGTCATCGACGAGCTCGAGCGCGCCCTCAAGCGCGCGAGCTCCTACACGTTGCCGGAGGAGGTAGAGGCCGACGCCGAGGCGTTTCCGGGCGTTCCTGCTGACGCTTCATTACCTGGCGAAGACCTACGGCACGAATCCGATCGACCTGCTGAAACTTGAGCTCGGCGAGTTCGACTTGCTTTTGCTGATCGCGCAGGTTGGTACTGAGGACGAGGAGATCAAGAGGCGCCAGGACGAGCAAAGGAGAGGGCGCTAGTGGCGACACGGAACAACATCGACGTCGTCTTCCGCATCAAGGGCCAGCTGTCGAAAGCGTTTAACGATGCGGCCAAGGCCGCGCGCCAGTTAGGCAAAGCGCTTAAGGACGTTGATAGCGAGGCTCGCCGGACGTCGACTGGCATCGGCAATATCACGAAGAACATGGAGCGGCTCGGTTCTTCGTTGCCAGTGCTGCTCGGCACCGGCGGCCTCGCCGTCGCCCTCAAGAAGTCCGCTGACACCGCATTCCAGGCGAACGCCCAGATGATGGTGTTTCGCCAGACACTTCAGCACTTCGGCGAGGACGTTGAGGAGGGCGTCCGCAAGCTGAATGCCATCTCCGCCGAGCTGCAGATCGCGCCAGAGCAAGCTGCGGCGTCCGCGTCCATGATGCTGCGCGCCGGCTACGACATGAACGAAGTAGTTCAGGCGTTCAGGGCCGGCGCCGCATCCGCCCTTGCAGCAGGGAAAACGGTCAAGAGCGGTATTGAGAACGTTTCACTCGCCCTCTCGACAGGCCTTTCCATCTACTTGAACTACATCGGCATTGCCGAGAACATCGGGCCGGTGATCCGCCGCGCCATTGCTGCCCACAAGGATGCCTCGCCTGAGGTTGTTAAGGCTGCCCAGAACCAGGCCGCCCTCAACGTCGTCCTGCAGGCAACGGCGCAAGAGGTTAAGGCGCTGCCCACCCTCCTAGGTGGCTACCAGGGGGCCCTCAACCGCTTGAACGTCGCCATGTTCAACCTATCCAAGACGCTTGGGCAGGAGGTAATCCCTGGGCTTACCACGGCGATCGTGCGCGTTACCAAGCTGGTTGAGGTATTTATCGCGCTACCACCGTCCATCAAGGCGTTCACTGTTGGTGCTGCCGGTGCCGCGGTGGCAGTTACCTCACTCTCCGCTGCGCTTGCCGGTCTCAAGACCATCCTCTCCATCCTCGGCGGCCCGGCTGGTTGGATCATGCTGGTCGTTACCGCCCTCGGCGGCCTGGCGGCCGTGATGTACAACAAGGTGAAGCCAGGTGTCGACGAGGGGACAAAAGCGCTCGAGCGCCTGGCCGAAGCGTCCGACGACGTCAGGGAGAGCATCCACAAAACGAACCTGCTTCATTTGGAAGGCCTGAAGCTTGATGCGGCCATGAAGGCCGCCAAGCTGCTGTCTGATTTCAAGCAACGATTTGACGAACTCACCCCTATTTCTCAGCAGTTCTATGACAGCCTTGAGTACGGCATTAAGCAGGGCCGTGGTATCCAGACGCTGCAGCAGATCACCGAGTCGTACCGCAAGATGCGCGATGCTGGCAAGCTAACTGCAGAGGATATGCGGCAGATCCTCAAGCTGATCCGCTCCTTTACAGGACCAGGCTATGATGCGCTGCGCATGATCGACGACATAACGAAGCAGATCGAAGCCTACAAGCAGGCCGCAGATGGCTTGCTTAAGACAGATAATGGCAATGGTCCACCGCCAAACGAAAACACCGCCTCGGACGCCAACGAAGCCGCAGACGCACTTGCACGTGTTTACGAGATCTACAGCAAGCTGCCCGATGAGATCACCCGCACAGCAGACGCCATCGACCGCATCCAGCAGCACACCGAGCGCGGGCTCGTTCTCCGCATCTCTGCCGGTTCAGACGACCGTGCCATCGATGTTGCAGTGCGCGAGCTCTACGACGCAGCCCTTGCTGAGTGGAAGGAGAGCGTCGAGCGGCAGAGCTTCTTGCAGGAGATTGCCGACAGCTTCATCGGTGATCTCCCGGACGCTGCCGAAGGCATTAAGCAGGGAATGGAGATTCTTGCCGAGGACGCCTATCGCGCCCACATGGAGGCCGTTGAGCGCAAGAACTGGGCGGTTGCGGTATCCGAGTCCTTCTTGGGCGACCTGCCGGATGCTGAGGAGGCCGTAGCAACTGGCCTCAAGGCCATCCTCGCTGGCGCCATGTACGACGTTGCGATCGATGTCGGCGTTCGTGAGGCGGCCGCGAGCCTTAACGCCGTACTGATGGACGCCATCATCAACGGCTCACGCGACCAGGCCATCGAGAGCGAGCTCCGCAACCAGGCGATCCAACGCATCAAGCAGATGGCCGAGCTCTACAAGAATGCCGCCAACTCCATGATTTCTGGTGGCCTGTTCAACCTGGCGTTCGTTGACAACCGCAGGTGGAAGGAGTTTGCCCTCACCGTCGAGTACCTGTTCAACAACATCCCGCAGTGGGTTGACAACAGCGACGCAGCGCTCGAGCGCCTTCGCAAACGAGCAGACGAACTACAGGCTGAATTTATGGCGCTCAGCAGTGCGATTACAAGCGCCTTTGGTGCGTTTGAATCGTATGAAAGCGGTGATACGGAAGGGGCTATCCTCGGCATCACCAACACGCTCGCAAGCTTGGCGTCCATGATCCCAGAGATCGGTGATGGTATTGCAGCAGCTATCCAACTCCTCGGCACGCTCATTGCCAAGTTCTGGGATTCGATCACCGATCCAACCGGGGCTAGGCGTGCCGATAGAACACTCACTGAGGTCGCCGACAAGTACAAGCTGATCGGGAAAGAGGCGTTTGAGGTAGCGAAGCAGACCACAAAAGCGCAGAAGGGCTTCTGGATTTTCAAGCGTGAGGTAACTAAGGTAACCATCAACCAGGAGCTGTTGCAGGCAACTGAGGCTATAGCACGGACGCTTGAAAGTGGTGTCGAGGGTGCGCTCCGGTCTGGCATCAAGGCCTTCTTGGAGGGGAAGGCGGACTGGAGAACGCAGCTCCGCGACGGGATACGGGACGCAATCTATGACGGCATCATTGAGGCCGTTATCCAAGCCGGGATCATCCAGGGGATGCTGGCTGATGAGTTCACCGCTCTCAATAAGGCGCTTACCGAGCAGAACTGGGAAGAGGCGCAAAGGGTAACTTCAGACATCATAAACCGCATCCCCGAGGTTGAGGAAAAAGTTCAGGACATCTTCAGCCAGTTCCGCTTGCCCGGCAGTGCAGGCAGCACCGATGGCGGCATTACGACTTACACCTACGACCTGCCGACGGCGCCTGTCCTGGCAACGCCGGCATGGGTTGACGAATCGGGTCTGCCGATTCGTTCCAGGCGCGCCTGCTAAGGGGGGTTCTGTGAACTGGACGCTAGAGGTTTTTACACCAGACGGCGCAACGCTGAAAGCGACGTACACCGAGGCTGCCCCTGGCGGCATCACCGGCTCATTCAAGCTGACGGTGGAGGGGTCCGGTAACTGTAAGCAATTCACGTTCACTGGCCGGCCGAGTGCGCTCGCTATCGGCCCACGCGACATCATCAAGTTCAGCGCCGATGGCGTGGACCTCTTCTACGGCTACGCCTCCATCGCCTGGCCGCAGTTCGATAAGGCCGAGCGCGAGTACGTCATCCTCGGCGCCGCGCGTCTTCTCGACGCGCGGCTGATGGACGACGACACGTACACGGACCAGGACGTGGCCGCCATCGTGCGCGACATTGTCCAGCGGCTAAAACACCCGGCGATCAAGTACGACTCCAGCAGAGTCCCAGACGCTGGCGCGAACGTAACGTTGCTTAGTTCGGACCTTGTTCCACTCTCGCGCGTGATTGATGACCTAGCGAAGACGCTAGGCGGCGGTGTCAAGTGGGGCGTCGATGCGACAGGCACGTTCTTCTTCGAAAAGCCCAGCAGCAGCATCACTGAGTATTACGAGGCGTTAAACCATCGGTGGCTGCCGGTCGTCGCCGAGGACGCTGCGACAGCGGTTGACCTATTGATGGCCATCGCTCCAAGGCCGGCGGATGGTCGCGCCTATTCTTGGGTCACTGGTGTTAATCTGCGCGAAGAGAGTGAGCTTCCAAAGCGTTTCTACATCCACCGCTACACCTGGCCAGACCACGCAAAATACGGCATAGAAAAAGCGTATCAGTGGGGAGTCCAGGAACCCCAGAAGAAGAAGGTCGACGGCCTGATCGCGTCTGGAACAGTTACCAACCCTGACGTCGACCTACGCTTCTGGGGCTGGCGACATTTACGTCGCCAAACCGCTGTCTTCGGCCGACATGATGTTTAAGACGTTCGCCAGGGTTCTCTACTACAGCACGGATGCGGGTGGTGTGGTCAGGCTTGGCCACACGGCCTCCGACCTTGGCGCGTCGTGGGGGACTGCCATTGAGGTCGATCTTCCCAATACATACGGCGCACTGCGAGAAATCCTTATTGAGTTGCACGCAATTCCAAGGTTCGGCGTCGAAAGTAACAAGACAACGCTCGAGCTCAACGGCATCCCGTCTTCTGGCCGCGTCTACGAGGTGGAGCTTTACCAATACGACACAGACGCTCTCGACACCTACGCCGCCTCTTTGCTGCGCGCGCCATACCAAGAACCGCAGGAAGTTGTTTGGCCGCGCATCGTCAAACCGGCCGCCACACTCACGATCATCGGCTACCCTGGCGGCGACAACACCGGGGAGGTGGAGGAGTGGTCGATCGAAATCGGCAATGATGGCGGCGCAACCACGCGGGCTAGTTTCGGCGGCGTCTATTACGGATTTACCACAGAGGCCATCCGCATGGCGATCGCCGATGCGCAAGCGGCGACCATGAGCGAGGTAGTCCGGATTGTGAGGCTGTGATGGCTGAACCGTACATCGTTTTCGCGCCGGCGGCAACGAAGTGGTACCTGGTTGATCCTGGCACGCTCCGCCGCGGGTACGGCATTACCATAGTTGAGTCGTCGCTGGGCGATGTGGTTACCGGTGACCGTCTTCCTCTCGCCGCCCCTGTTGTCTTCCCGGTCCGCATCGATGAGGCAACTGCAGCAGCCGCGCTCCAGCGCATGCGCGACTTGAGCGCGGAGGCTTCGGCCGCAACGGAGATCCAGTATTGGGACGGCGTCTCGACGACCGCTCCGATATCCAGGCGCACCGTCGGCGGGCTGAAGGCGCTCGAGGTTGTTTCATGGCCTGAGGTTGGCGGGGTGATGGTTGTTAACGTCGCCGTGGTTCCGACCGCCGCCTACTGGGTGGACGGCGGAGGTAACAAGGAGGTGCGGCAGTGGTAGAGGTCGTTTTTCAGGGGCGCGGTTACGATGCTCCATACGCAATCAAAAGCGGCATCGAGAGCGTGGTATCGTCAGCGCGCGACCTCGACGCTGCAAGGCCGCCGGGCTCCGAGGCGATCATCCCGGTTGGTACTGGCGACCAGGCTAAGACGACGGCTGCGGTTACCATCCAGCTCAAGCGCACCGACGCCCTTGACAGCAAGCCGCTCACCGACATCGACGACCACGTGCGCAATGCATATGGCGTGATCGTGCGCATTGATGGCGTCGATGTTATCTACGCTAGGTTGGCCGGGGCCAGTATAAGTGTTGGCGCCAGCGACGTTTACCCCTGGATTCTGGTAACGGTTACGCTCGACTTGGCTGGGCACTGGTACGTTGCCGGACACGAGCTTGTGGCAAACGGCTTGACCATCGCCGCAAACGGTGCGGTGGTGTACGTTAACGGGGAGGGACTGTAATGCCTGAAATCTGGGACCCCACGATTCCTGAAGCGGCAGTAAAGAGCGGCACAGACTACTTGCTCATCGGCAATCAAACCGATGGGGCGCGGAAGACAAAAGCCGGCGCGGCCGGCGGCGTCGCCACCCTCGACGCCAACGGGATGCTCAACGAGTTGCCAGAGCTTGATACCATTGCAGCACTGCGGGCCGCCTCTGGGATAGGTGCCAAGAGGGTATTCGTTCGCGGCCACTCCTCTAATGGCGACGGTGGCGAGGGCACTTTTTATCAGGATCCAGCCGACACCACCTCAAACGATAATGGCGGAACCATTATCGTTGATGCGGATGGAAAAAGGTGGAAGCGGATAATACATGATGCCGTCATGCCTACGTGGTTTGGTGCTGTTGGTGACGGTGCTACTGACGATACCGCAGCCGTAAGCGCTGCCATTGATGCGGCATCAAAAATGGGCGTTTGGGTTGACGGTGCCGGACGCACATACAGACTTACCATGACGATACAAAAAAATATCGGCAATGTTCGTATAAGAAATGCAAAGTTTGACATTGCCGATATTGCTGGCAACGCATTCTATCTTGCGGGAAGTAAAACGACTGCCGTTGCTGTCGCCAGCGATGCGCTGGCTGGTAGTGCTCAAATTACCGTTGCAGATAGCGCAATGTTTGCGCCTGGCGATTTTATCATTGTTGAATCTGACGCAATCTTTGATAGCAATGTAGGGGCCACGTATGGACTGTTGACGCGCATTTTGGATATTGACTATTCTACGCACACTATCACAGTGGAATCTCCGCTGGCGCTAGATATGCTAGTTACAGACAACGCTACCGTTGTAAAGGTTGATATGCTAGATGGTATACAGCTTTACAATGTGCATTTTTTGGGAAACTATTCAACCACAGTTGCTCAAACTGCCGTTGAATTTTATCTGTGTAGAGGAGTTAGGGTCAATTCATGCCGTGCTGAAGGTGTTTCTAGTGCTGGTATACGGAGCCGCACCTGCATAGACGTCGTTGTAGTCGGTAATGCGATCTCAGATAGCATGTACCCCGGAACAGCGTACGGTGTGAGCGTAGTTGATGCGTCCAAAAACGTCGTTGTTAGCAACAACACTTTTTCGAACCTTAGACACGGTGTAACAATCGGTGGAGTAAATGGAGTTAACAATGTTGTATTTGTTGGCAACACTGTAGAGATGTCAACTCAAGCATCAGGGGCCCTTGATGGCATTACATGCCAATCAAGCCATGTTGTTATTGCCGACAATACAATTATCAACTTCACTCGACATGGTATTTACGTCAACACAGCCAACAACTACGCAAAAAATACTGTCAAAATTATCGGCAACAGCGTTACATCTGTTGTCACTCCTGGCAGTACATCGGTAGGCGTATATGTGCTGGCAAACCAAGATGCTAACCTAAGCGATTTAAATATAGCTAACAACAGCATCGATGGTAATCTTTCGTACGGGATATACGTCTATGCGTACAGCCGTATAGTTGATTCTGCTAACATTGTTGGTAATACGGTACGCTCGGGTAGCGGCAACGGTATTTATCTCCGATCGACGTCTAGTTCTATATTCGTTAACAATGCAATTATTTCAGCCAACAACATTTTTGGTGGTGGGTCATATGGCGTGTACTGCGATGGTGGTGGCGGCGGAGACAAGGCGATAGTGCACAGTAACATAACCAGCGGGTTTGTCGTTGGCGTCTCTGTGGGCGGTTTCGCGGCATCAGATGTGGTGGGTAACCTGTGATGGCACATATTGACGCCGCGCGCCAGATTTTTCTCGACTCCATCGAGCGCTACGCCCTCGAGGCCGCCCGCGCTCAGGGTGTGCCCGTTGTGCCCAAGGCCGTGGCGGCCCAGGCGGCGCTCGAGTCCGACTGGGGCCGCTCGCGGCTCGCCCTCGAGGGCAACAACCTGTTCGGTGTCAAGGCAGGCTCGTCCTGGCGCGGCCCCGTGATCGAGCTCCCGACCTGGGAGGTCGTGGACGGCCACCGCATCGAGACCGTGGCGCGTTTCCGCCGCTACGAAGATTTCGAGGCCGCCGTCCAGGACTACGTGGCCATTATTGGCCGCCTCGACTGGTACCGCGACGCGCGTGAGGCGGCGCGCTACGGCGATCCCTACGGGTTCCTCTACGGGCTCGAGGGGCGCGGCGGCGAGCCGGGGTGGGCGACCGACCCCGACTACGCCCGCAAAGTGCTCGCGCTCATGCGGACCTACAACCTGCTCGACGGACCGCACCCCGTCTGGGCGGACCGGGTCTACCTCAACGGGTTCAACGTCGGGGCGGAGCGGGTGAGCATCGCCCACACGGAGACGGCCGGGGTCAAGGTTTACGTCCTTGCGCGCCCCAAGCGCATGGGGCTCTGGACACGGCTCAGCGGGGCCTGGGCGCTCGTCACCGGGAGGTGGGGGTAGTGCGTCGGCTCCGGCGGTTCATGGCGACCCCGCTCGCCGTCGTGCTGCTGTTCGTGGCCATCATCACCTGGACGTGGGCCGTCCTGGGTTGGGACGCCGCCTGGCGCATGGCGGCGGTGCTGGCCGGGCTCGGTGCCGCCGACCTCGCCATCGGCTGGGGGCGGGGCCTCACGCTGAGCGAGGAGGTCAACCGGAGCTGGCACCGCGACCAGCGGCGGTACTGGCTCTGGCTCATCGGTATAGGCGCGGGGCTGGTTTTGTTACACCTCCATTTCACGGGGGTCTAGGAGGGGAACATGAAACGAGTGACGCTCTACATCATCGGGCTGCTCATCGCCCTGGCCGGGCTGGCCTGGGCGGCGGGCGAGATCGAGCCGCGCGACTGGGGCGACGTGATCCAGTACGCGCTCACCATCGTTCCGGCGCTCATCGCTGCGGTGGCCGTAGGCATCCGCAACTGGCCCGAGCTGATCCGCTCGAAAACGTTCTGGGCCGGGGTTAGCGCCATCATCGCGGCCGTCCAGCAATACGCGGCGGGGGCGATTGACCTGCCTACGCTCATCTGGGCCATCCTGGCCGGTCTGGCGTTGATTTTCGTCCGCGACGCCCAGGCTACGGCGGCCAAGGCCGCCGAGGCGGCGGCCTCGAGCTCGGAGGCCGCGCTCAACGCCGCGGCCCGG